TTGACACACACAACCTTACATCCAGGATTTTCTTTAATAGTATCTTTAAGTTCTTTGATATTCAGGTAAGGACCACCTGATACAATCAAAGCTGTTTGGTTATGAGGACTGATACGATGCATAAATCTATTATGATCAATCATTTTAAGATTAGATTTAATGTTATCTCTGATGTAATCTTTTGATACACAGTCTCTGGGATTAACAATAATAGGAACTTGTTTAAATTTCTTGGGTACTTCAGGCAGATCAGGATCATTCAAGATCAAACAGATATGTGCAATGCCTCCACCTCTTACATCATCAGATGAAGGAAGAATAAGTTTTCTTACTCCTGTATCTGTATCGTCAAAGGATGTCCAACCTTCTTCGTCTTCCTCCTTATTTTCTTTTTGATTCTCTTTAATAGATTCAAAGACTTTGTTTACACCTTGATACTTCTCAACTACGTTTCTCTCAGAGCTATCTGTCATATAAAAATTATCAAGAACAATTACTTTATTGTGTTTAAGTTTTTCATACTCATTGTTTACTGTCTCAAAACTATTACCACCTCCTAGAAGAACAAAGTCAGCATCACTTTTCTTTAGTGTGTCTCTGGTATTACCCTTGATAAGTTCAAAGGTAAAGTACTTTGATTTTCTTTTCAACATGATATTGCTAAAATCAGTAAGTCTTTTCTCAACAGCACTCATTCTATTATGAGCCTTTACATTAAACTCTTCTTCATCTGTTTGAGCAGTAGCTTCTTCAAACAAATCGTAACCAATATAGTGTACCTTGTTAGTATTCTCAAACATAGTCATAGCCATTTGAATGGCACGACCACCATTCCAGGTGCCTGTCTCTATGATAGTTCCTTCAGATTTATAATGCTTCATAATATCTGACAGCAGGGTATACCTACTGGGAAGAATGTCATGCGTTGTATCTTCTGACAAGGATACAAACCTCTCTCCATTCTCATCTCTCAAGTTCTTCAGAGAGGTAGCATCTGCTCCTTTAAAATGTAGGAACATCGAGGCAAGAGGAGATTGCTCAAAGGCACTAAGCTTTTCTGTGTTAGCATTAATACCAAGGTTAGATACTTTTAAACCATGTGCTTTATAGATGGTGAGTAGCCTAGTAAAGATAAAGGAATCATGCCATTCTCTGTAGTTAAACACTTCTCCAGAAATATAGGCACCTCGTAAGTCTCCTAGAAGGTCTTGAGTTGACTTACTATTAAGATTGAATGCCATGAAAGCACCTTCATGATACTCTTGATCAGTACGCTCAAGGCATACAACATCAGCACCTTCAGGTAGAATAGCCAAGATATCTTTTTTTGTAAGTCTATTCAAGGTATAAGAATCTGCATCAATCCAGATCAACCACCCAGGATTATCAGAGGCAGCTACCAGATTGAATGCAGATTCTGTAAGAGCAAATACTTTATGTGACCAACGTAAAGCATCTAACTTCCAATTGTAATCTACTGTCTTACCTTCAGTACCGTTGTGTTTTTTAAACGTCTCATGAAAAGAATCATATGTCTCTACGTCATGTAAAGAATTAAAAGTAATATTCTTTGCATCAGGTACTACATAGTTTCCTAAGTCTACGTTATGGGTATAACAATTAAGTTTAATCTTGGGTTCCCACTTAGACAAGACAGATTCTAAAAATTTATATGAAGTATCTACAAATAAATTTTCATTAAAAGAAGTTACAAAATTAACATTAGTCATATGTATTATTATTCCTTATAAAAAATATTTATGTACTTCATCTTTAAGTACACCAATTGTTTGGAGGTAAATTGCATCGTTGTTCCACTCTGCTGCATACTTACCATCCATTTCTCGTTTACATTTCCAGTTATAAAACCAAGGACCACCAGTAGTGAAGTGAACATTCTTGGCCTCGATCTCTTCAGGTGAGTGACCATCAAGCCAGTTCCATTCTTCTTTAATAGAACCAATATCTGCTGGCTTATCAGGCAACCATCCAAACTTATGAAGGTACTGACCTGTCTGAGTGTTGACTACATATGGAGTAAGCATTTGATTTTGAGGATGCTCACAATTGAACAGCATGAGGCTTGACCAATTCTTTCTATAATACTGTTCCTGTTTCTGATTGTCCATCTTCGTACTATTTTCAGGTGTGTACTCATGCTTAACACAATAAATAGGATGAAAAGGATCGTTGTATTCTTCAAACAATTCACAGATATCACTCCTTGGATACATATCACAGTCCATATACAAAGCCCATCCTTGATACATATTCAAGGCAGGAACTAAGAAGCGACTGAAAGAGAAATCAGAAGAGAAAGGTTTGCCATCAATCTTGTCAATCTTTTGTCCTTTAATATCTGTATATTCTCTATTATACATTCCAATCTTTTCAAGAATATCTTTACGCAAAGGAAAAATATTTAAAGGATTCTTGGCAATACGTTCTAAATTCCATTTAAGAATTTCATATGCTATCTCTTCTTTAGGATCATAGCCTATATAAATGTTATATGTCTGTGTCATACTTACTCCTCAATTTTAAATGTTTTGGTTTCTGTAGAGCTTTGTAACTAGACCACCTGTATAGGAATATTCTTTGGTTTTAGCTCTTCAGGCAAGATGTATTTGATTTCAATAACTAGTAGTCCATTCTTTAGTTTTGCACTCTCCACCTGATGGTGAGGTGAAAGAACAAACCCCTTACTAAAATTTTTAGATGAAATACCTTGGTGGGGCATCTGATCAGGTCTATCGGCACTCCATATACCTGTTATACAAAGTTCAGAATTTTCTACAGAGACAGAGATATCTTTTTCTGCCCACCCTGCAAGAGCAATTTCAATTGTATAGTTTTCGTTCTCTTCTTTAAGGTTGTGAGGAGGGTACGCATTGTCTTCGTATGCTATGTTAGTCATGGCAGTGAACAGTTCACCCATTCCCAACATTCTTTCTTCTTTCCATATAGCCATTGTCTATACTCCTTTTCAGCAAGTTGTTAAGAGGCCCAGTAAAGGCACCTCGTTGGTTGTATTATACGTGGTAGTAGTAGGCAGTTTATACACGTGCTTAGGTGTCACTGTCAAGAGAGAAAGGTTAGAGTTATCACAGGTGATCAAGTCCTGCCTTATCGTTTGCTATCTCTTTTATACTTGCCAGTTGTTTAAGTTGCTAAAAGAAAGTATACCACAGTTACTTTTATAAGTCAACTGTTTATTTAGCACCTCAATTAGAATATAGCACACCTAGTCTTCTTTATCATCCATTGGTAGTTTTGGGCAAGTGCAGGATTGAAACTCCACACAAGTATCATCTATTGGTAGGTAATCCCAATCAGCACAATAATGTGCGTAGTTCCCTTTCAATTTTCTACCGTGCCACCTTTGACACTCTTTTTCAAATTCAACCATCTTTCCAAAGTGTTATACTTTCTCCCATTTGGTATACCTTATTTATTAAATTTGAGTGATCCATCAGAAGACCGATAAGTGCCTGTCTAGGAACCTTTACATCTTTAGCATTTTTTCTAGCCTTGTCCACTGCCTGATGTAACGTATCAAAGCTTTCGTCAGTTGTATGTAACTCCATTAATTATCTCCTATGTTGTTGGCACTCTCAGCAGGACTCGAACCTGCAACCTACAGATTAGAAGTCTGTTGCTCTATCCAGTTGAGCTATGAGAGTTACTTCCATTTAAAATAGTTCCTTCTAGTAGAGCTTTAAAAAGAAAAGCATTATTTTGTCCATAATACCTCTGACATATTCTTTGAAACTTTTACCCTGTCTGGGTGTACCTCCTAGGTACCTTGGGATTTTACCTTTCATTCGCCACGCACCAAACGCGGTATGCCCACTCCAAAGTCATCTGTAAACCCTGAATCAGGATAATCTTCTACAGCAGTACGCATATTAAGATAAAATAAAAGTAAATCAATAGCTTTAATGATATCTTCATTTTGTTTAGGGACTGTATCTTTTAAATCTTTAAGGTGATATGTTAATGTACGATTCATTTATGCTCCTATGTCTACGATTTCACATACTCCACCTGCACAGGCAAGCTCTTGTGATCCAGTGGTTGTGTCTCCTTTCTCATAGCTCGATAACTCATACCAATCTATAGCAGGTGGCATCTTCTCTGTCAAGTCTTTAAATGTTTCCTTGTCTATGTCTTGGTAAGGGGCTTGCTTATAAGAATGATCAGAGAAAGGAAGGAAAGATATACCAGAGAGAGAATCAAAATGTTCCCAACACCAGGCACCTACCTCTAACCACTCATGTTCCTGAACAGAGATAGTAACAGAAGGTTTATGTTCACAGTAGTTGTCTGCAATCTTGAGCCAGAGTTCTAATTGTGCTAATGCTCCCATATCATATCTACACACTGCACTGTCTGGACTCTTCATGGGGAAGGAGAACACAGTTACATTATCAGGTGCTGTAAAGTCAGGCTCTGATGGTACACCTTTATCCTTGAGAAACATTGTCAGGGGGTCTTTGTTATCTCCCCTGACTGTTCTGATGTAGTAAGGATTATGTCTGGCATGAATACCAGAGGCAGCATCAACAAGTTGTGACACAGTACCAGAAGGTTTAACACATGTAACAGCAGTACTCTGATTGATACCTAGTTTCTCTGCCATCTTCTTGTTAGTCTTAACAGCCACATCTCTTAGTTGTTGAAGAGCCTCTGGAGAAGCATCATATACAGCAGGACAGTCCATGATACCTGTCAGAGATACACCAAGCAACCTTTCTTCTTCTGTGGTATTCTTCCAACGCTTGCGAATATATCCAAAGTCTGTAAGAGTAGATTGAAATGTACCTAGTATAGTAGCCAGTTTAATTTTATTCTTGAGTGTATCCATAGTATCATCTACTCTACAGATAACCTCTGATAGATTACAGAACTGGTAAGGTCTCAGGATAATCTCACAACAAGGATTAGTACCAAACTCTATGTCACCATCACGCCTTCCATTAGATGCTGCCTTGACCTGTGCAGAGGCACGATTAAAGATACCTCGCTCACCACTCTTGCTTTCATAAAGAGATAACCATTCCTTCATGAAGATACCCATATCAGGACGTTCTGTGTAGCATACAGAATTATTAGACAAGGCACGTTGTTGATTATCTACCCACCAATCACCACTCTTAGCCATACGCATACGTTCATCAGTAAGGTTAGACAAAGATATCAGGGCAGACCTTCTGACTCCTCCTACGACTACCACTTGACCTACCTTGCACATAATATCATGACACTCAATAGAGGTAAGCTTTCTACCCTTGGCTTTTCTAAACGTCTGGATGGTGAAGTCAAACAGTTCTTCCAGGGGAGCAGGACCAGATGCTCTCCCACCAAATACCTTTAACTTTGCACCAGCAGGGCGTATCTTACTGGTGTCTATCTTGGGGATACGATTGGTATACAGGAGAGAGATAAGATCACGCAGTCCTCTGGCCCAACCTTCTTTGGAATCAGCAACAGAGATAACATCATCTGTGTTCTCAAAGTATTGATCAGGAATAGTAGGAAGCTTGTTGATATACTGACGCTCAACAGAAAAGCCTACACCTGTACCATTCATCAAGATGTACAGACACTCATCAAAGGAACGAGGAGAATCGATGGGTAGATAAGAACAGTTGTACCCTGAGATATGTTCACGTTCCAAGGCAGGACCAGCAGTCATTAATGCTCTCATGGAACCTAGTACTTCTAGGTTCAACATACCTCTGCGAATGTTAGCTAACTCCACACCAAAGAGAGAGTAGCTATAGTTTTCTTTGAGATGATCTGCCATAAAAGAAAGATACCTATCAATGGTTTCTTCCCATGATTCTCTGCGTCCCTGATCATCAAGCCAACGAGAGTATCTCGACATGTGTATAAAGGATTGATAGTTTGTAGGTAAAGTAATCTCGTTCATCCAGGTTCTCCTCTATATTTTTTCTATTAGTTTCTCTATATACCATTTAGCTTTTTGCAAATCTTCTTTGGGTTTGGTTTTATGTTTGTATCTTAGTAGATACTTTGATACGTTTCCTTTAAGGTATCCTAAGAACTCTTCTTCAGTCATGGACATTTCTAAAATATCAATTGCCTCTACACCCTGCATTCTATAATGCTTGGGACTATTAACCATGTCAGTTTTCTCTGTTGAAGAAGGAGTTGATTTCTTTCCTGACATTACTTATATCCTTTCTTTGTAATACCTTTGTTGCTACAGAACGCATAGCCACAGGGTTTATGCCAGCTATGTCACACACATACTCAAAGTTTTCACAAGTAACTCCAGATGTAGCAAAGAACCAGGAACGTGCAGCCAGACGATCCACTTTGATATTACTAGGTTCTATACTTGTGGAAGGTTTGCTAACATCTAACAAGGCTCTAAGAATAACACCCATAAATAATGAATGGTACTCGTTGTTAGGAGTACCTGTAAAAATAGATTCATTGCTGATAGATGTTAAGGTGTTCATTATAGTTTTATAATTCTGGTTCATAACTCTCTACTGGTCTATACCATTTACCTCCTACATAGTTGTTATAAAATGCTGGTTCATCTGTTCCTTCCAGAACAGCAGCTAAAACATTATGCTTCATTTGATAGTAACACTCATAGTATCGTAAGCTACGTTTGTTTTTAAACTCAGCAATCATTTCAAATTTAAAATTTCTTTTACCAATCTTTTTGATATCTTCTGTCAGAGAGCGAGAAGAACCCATGTAAACTTTCCAATTAGATTGTCTATATTGTTTACCTTTTTTATAATGCCAATATTGTTTGCATCCTATATAAGCTTTACCTGTTTTCTTATTGGTAATAAGATAAACAAATCCAAATTTATTTTCAATGTCTGGTTTACCTGTGTACTTCCAATGCATTACCAATCTACGATCTCATCTACATTAGGAGTCTTAGAAACCTGTGTAAGGTAGCGTGGGTTTGTTGCATAATCAAACACACGTAATCCTTTACCTTGATTAGCATCCACCCAACAGTCACGCTTGTAGTCACAATAGATGCAACCGATAGCCAACTTATAATTCCCAGACTTACCATCAGGAACAGGCTCATAGCACTTAGCTGGAGGAGTATCTTGTTTAATAACAT